AAAATAAACCTTATCAGGAAAATCATACCCAAATAAACAAGCATGAAAATGCGGCCTAGCAGTAGATTCGCCATACTCACCACCCATATAAAAACGAATGGAAGACTTAGAATTCTTACGGAGCCGCTTCATAAAACGCTGAAAATCAGGATAATTCAAAGAACCACCGGGGGGCAGATTGGAATCGTCGTAGGTAAGTGTAATAAAGGCATTACTCTCATAAAGCGAGGACTCATGCAGACAACGCATTGCCCACTGTCTTGATCTCTCAAGACGGCATCCAATACACTGACCACAGGGTAATTCAAGAGTCCCATCAACACCCTTCTTATTACGACTTACAAACTTTACCGAGCCATCGCCCATACGCACGGCCGGCATAGGGGCATAACAAGGCATTAAAGACGCCAACCGCCCCGCATAGGGTTCATAGACACATTGGCGCCAGCAACGGTCCTGGTGTTGCGATTGAACTTAGCAGAAGACTTCCGCTTGTTCACAGCCATTCGAGAAACAGGTTTCATAAAGACCCTCAAAGTTTGACAAAAAAGACACCTTAAAAAAGGTGTCACCTAGACCAGTTACATCAAGTAGAAAACTGGTCTAGGTACATTACAGCACAGAATCAGGACTCCTTCAAATCCTTAGCACGAGCCACAATCCGAGGCTCAAAAACCTCGATGATGCCAGTAGCATCATCAAAAACGCCAACCTCATAAAGCTCAAAATCATCAGGATGGCGAGAAAGATCATCGGCAGAATCCTTACGATTCACCTCATCACGAAACGAACGCAAAGCAACAGCAACAGCAGGAACAAACAAAGGACGACCAAAAGCTTGAGCAGCTGTATCTTTAACAGAAACAATATGCAACAACATAAATCACTCCAAAAAAATAAAATCAAATGAAAAATTAACGAAACTTAGAAACCAAAGTTTCATACTCAGCAATCTGACGATTGCGAATAGCAACAATAGAATCATCACGCTCAACATTGAGCGCGCGCTTAAGTTGAGCAATACGAAGGTTCAAACCTTCAACAACCATACCACGCTCAACAGCAGACAAAACATCAACAGAAGAAGCAACAGAAGCAGTAGCCATGATAAACACTCCAAAAACGTGCAACATCGCACAAAGACAATTATACACACAAAAAACAAAACAACAACAAAAAACCCGCCGAAGCGGGTTAGTGTTTTCACCTATAGACAAAAAAATTAGCCTGCGGCAGCGCCTCCATCGGGAGTACCCGAAGGAGGTACAACCTGAACACGCATAGGTTCAGGCTCAACAACGGGAGAACGCAAAAAGCCAAGCTTGCGAGCTTCATCCCGATTACCCTCATCCTCAACAAAAGACATCAAACGAGCCGGGTCGTTATTAAAACGAGCCCGAATCTCAGCAGGAACACGCATAAACTCCTCCTGAGTAGTCCGAATCAAATTCATAGCAGAATGAAAATCAGGAACATCCGTAAAATCACCAGACTGAGGCATCTTCAAATCAGATGGTAACTCACCAGTCAAACCAAAACGCCGAACAATAGTATTAATATCGGCTTCATCCTTGGCGGATTGAATCGCACGCGATTCATCCTCACAAAACAGACCAGATGAAAGCGAAGCTTCATCACGAGAATAATTAAAAGCAGAACGAATAAACATATCACTTCCTTATAACAGAACGAAGAATATCAACAACAGGCTTAAGCTGACCAGCTTCGCGCCCAATATTACCAAGATCTTCAGCAGCACTACGATCTAACTTAAGTAAATCAGTCTCAACATCAAGTTTAGCAATAGCAGCGCGAAGCTGATCGCGAACTTGTTGCTGAGACATACCCTGTTGAAGCTTAAGTTCAGCAGAAGAATTCAACTCATAAACCATAGAACGCAAACGATCACCTTCAAGAGGAATATTCTTAAATTGCTCTTTAAGATTCATAACCTCCTGACCAATCTTAGTAACAGCAGCATCCAGCTGGTTAGCAGAAGACAACTCCTTGGCAGTCTGAGCACGAATCAAAGCAGAAGACTCTAATTTATTCTGAGTATCAGCCTGAACGTTAGCAACTTGTGCAGATGTCATTTTAGATTGCAAATCATTTTGAGTAGCACGAGAACCCATGCCCTCAAAACCAGAAGCAGAAGCAGCAGATGAAGTGGGAGCATTACCGCCACCTTGACTATAAGCCAACATAGGAGAAAGACCAGCGGCCTTCATATCCTTCACAGAAGTCTGATAACGAGTAGCAAACTGCTGAGCAGAAAAATCTTGAGAATCTTCCTGTCGGTTATTAGCAAACAAATTGTTCATAACACCGCCAAAAAGATCACCAGCAAAAGAACCAAGATCAAAAGCCATATTAGAAATGATCAATCAAACCAGGAACAGAATACAAAGGCATAGGACGAGCAGTTATGCAATCAAAAAACGAATCAAACAAAAATTGTTGACCGTTAGCTTCAGCACCAACAGCGAGAACACGCTCAACCGGAGGACGATCCTCAATAAACGTACTGTTCAAAGTAGGCTGAGAAGTAAAACGCTGGGCTAAATGCCATGCATCAATAGTACCAGCAGCAGTAGAACGCATCAAAGAAGAAATCATCGAAGGCTTATATCGATACTCAGCCCAACGCTCTTGATAACCAAAAACATCATTATCAGCAGAATCACCAGTAACAAAAATCTCCTTATTCAAAACAGCCTGTTCACCAAGCATAGCAAAAGCAGGAAAATAAAAATCATAACGCGTAGAACGCGACCACATACGTGGCAGACCTTGCTGATAAGTCAAATCAGCACGAACAGAAACTAGACCAATAACAACACCGTGCTCAGTAAACGATTGAGTAAATCCATCACGCTTAGTCAAAGCAGTACCAATACCAGCCAAATTAGCCAATGGCGTATCAGAACCCTCAACAGATGTACCAGAAGTCTGAGCAATAGGATTAATAATAACAGGAGTAGAACCACCTCCCAAATACTCAGGACGCTGCAAACGAGCATCAGGAGAAACAACTCCAAAGTGAGAACGAATAATCTCAGTATACCGAGTACCACCACGGGCATCACGTTCAAGCAACTTCTGAACTTGAAACGATTGACGCAATTGATTAATAGTGGCAGCAGTAGCCTCACTTAAATCGGCAAATAAAGGAAAATCGCCAACAGTAGAAAGGGCAGTATTAGCAAAAACACCGTTGGCGTCATAACTCATACCAGTAGCAACACCAGAAGAATTCTTAATAGTCAACTGAACATTAGAAGAAGAACCATAAGAAACAGGAGCAGAAGTGCCCAAAGGCAAACGAACAGGATCACCCTTCTGAGGCCAAGGCAAAGCAGAAGTAAAATAGTCATGTCGTTTACCACGACGCAACATCACATAATCAGTTGAATCGTCAGGACCATCGCCACGATCAACAACAACAGAATCTTGAAGGTTTTCATCACGAAACCATTCATTCCAAATCAAATTATAAGCACGAGTAAAAAAAGCACAATGAGAAACAGTATTCCCAACACCTACTTGCCCAACAGTAGGTAAACCCATGTAATCTTGCAAAGAACCAACAGCATAACCGCCAGCAGGAGAAACCTGTTGAGGAACAACATAAGAAATTGAATCGCCGGGGTCGATCTGCTCCCCCATAAATTTCTGCCAGTTGTCCCAAATCAAACGGTTAGGAACAAAAAAGAAAAAAGTATCAAGGTGCATGTTATCCATGACCGGAAAAATAGGCGTAGCCAAACGAGCAAAAGCCGTCATCTTCAAATTAAAGGTATCACCGGGCAAAACCTCATCCACATAAACAGGTACGAGATACCCAGAATCAAAAGTCGTCTTATGTGTAAACTGTCGTTTAAAGGACGCACGAGGAATGTCCGCCTTAGGTATCATAGCGAACTTATGCGGATCAACAGAACGATTACGATGCATCATAAAAAACCCCTTTTCAATTGAGTTAACTGGGCAGACTTCACCTGCCGCTTAACATCCAAACGAGCAGTAGACTGCTCACCAGAAAGAAAACCTGAATATGCATCCAGCTCACGCTGGGCAACCAAATCAGAAAAAACACCAGGATTATCACGCTCAAAAAGAACATCATAGTACTTAGGCGGTTTAGTCTTCACTCCGTTAACAACCACGTAATCACGAGGAAAAACATCCGTCTGATACTTAGACAACCAACGAGCGCCAATACCGGGCTTCAAACTCATATGATTAAACTCAGGAACAACAGAAGACCGAATAACACCGTCCTCATCCACAAACTCGGGACAAGAATAATGCAAATCGGCGGCATCACCAGTGACCTTTTGCACACAATACCGAGCTATATAAGCAGCACTAGCAAAAGTAACATCACCAATAGAAGAAAGGCCAAAAGGCCATAAAGATTCCAAAAACTCAGAAGTATAAAGCTTCTCCCCAGAAGCAGACTTACAAAAATAAACCTTATCAGGAAAATCATACCCAAATAAACAAGCATGAAAATGCGGC